ATGGCGGAGAGGGGGAGATTCGAACTCCCGGTACCTTTTGAGTACACACGATTTCCAATCTTGTGCATGGGTATCTATGCATACGCATTTAGCTAAAAACAAAGGATATTACGGTACAAACTGGTATACACCAAACATCTACACAAAGTAAATCACGCATAGAATCACGTATAGAAAATCCCCCTCTCATGATATGCCTCATCAGGGGCAGAACATGGGAGGGGGATTTTTTTGTATATTCAATCCGACTTGTTCGCCACGAATCGGATCTCGTCAGGCCACGGACATTTCGGATCGTCCGGCCCTTCCCAAGGGAAGCCCTCCTGCTGCGGCAAATCGCGGAGTGCTTGCCTATATACCAGCAGCGCGGCATAGTCTTCCCCGGTTATCGAAGTTTCGATATTCCCTGCGGTCTGTTCCTTGTGCCGTTCGACAAGCCATGTCGTCGCATCAAGGCGGCGGTCACGCTCGGAACGGATGCGGGCGGCGCGGGCTGGCGTTGAGTTGTACTCGGCAATCCGGGAGGCTTCGGCTGTTGCGGCCTCTTCATCGAGTCGGGCCTTTTCCGCTTCCCACAGCGTGACGAAGGGAGCGACATCCACTTCATAATCATCGGGCGTCAATGGGTGGTTGATGTCGTCCGTCCATTCGATATGGCCGTTATCGCCGTGCCACTGGAGCGCGTGCATATTCTCAGGTGCGGGGAAGTCGAACTGCAGCGGGGTGCCGTCAACGATGATGAGGCGGTCGGACGGAACTATTATAACATGTTGTTTCATATAAACTTCTCTGGTTGTTGTAATTATAAAAAGGTGATTCTATGATAAGTTTGTGGGTCAATCTTCCGGGAGTTTGACGCAGTACACCAGCTTGTAGTACGGGGGGACCGTGGAGACGGCGGAAGCTGTTGCTGTGTGCGTGTGAGTAGCGTCAGTGATGCCGTGAGCGTGTGCTTGTGAGCCACCAGCCGAATTAGTGGCGTTGGACATAAGACTCCCTACATCTGTGTTTCCTTCCACACCTGCGCTATTATTGTTATTTCCTAGGTACCCATTCAGAGAATGATTATGGATCGCCAGCATATTCTCGGTAAGAGTGGTCCCCTGAACGGAAATATTGCTTGCTGAGTTAGCAACCGTAATCGTGGGGGTGGCGCTTATTTCTCCGCCCGATTCTCCAGCTTCATTGACATTCTTCACACATGCGATGAACCTGCTTCGCAGGTCTGGCACCGTGCCGCCTCGCCCATCGCTGCCGCCATCGCAAAAGAGCCAGCCCGTATCGGGTTCGGACTGTCCCCAGAAGATGGGGTTGCGGTTGGCTGGCCCGCCGAGTTTCACGTTATAGAACGGCACGACTTCGCCGGGAATCCTCCCACCGCCTGCAACAGAAGCCTTCCAATACACCCCCGTGTCGGTTGTCGGATTCTTTGCCCCAACCCCCGGGACGTCCGGTCCGCTCGACTGTTGAGCCACGTACTCGATGCCGTTGCTTCCCATGACGTGGCACCCGGCAATATAGTCGAGCGTCGCTTGCCATGGATAAACGCAGCCGGATTGCTGGAAAAAAGCGTGTTGCCCAAGCAGGTTGAAAAGCGCATTCATCCATGCACGTTCGACCATGACGCCGCCCGCGTCGGGGTCGACCTGCGTGATGAACGGAAAGAGATCCCGGAAAGAAGGAATGCCTTGACCTGTCGGGGTCATCTCAGGGATCTGCACGGTATCCGCTGCATATCCCAAGACGTTGGGCATGATGCTAGGAGTCGAGGGAATAGGCATCTACAGGGCCTCCATACGGCTGAAAAACGCCGTTGTTGAAATTCCGACCGCCGGATCCGGCGAAACCGAAGGTATGTTTCGGGATGACTTGATAGACGTCATAGCCGACGCCCGCAGGCTTTGGGGGAACGTCATCGCGCAGGAGAAGCGCACGCTCGTATGGCTGGAGCTTGAAGCCGATAACGTAGCGTATTTTCATCGTTCCGACATGCACGACGGCAATATGACCGCGATCCGAGAAAAGCCAATGAACGATCTTGTTCAAATCTAGGAGGCTGCCGTCGGTGATGTTCGAAGCTGCTTTCATCCAGATTAAAAGATGATATGCGTTATCTTGAAGTATGAACGTGTTCGATTCGCTCTCATATGCAAAAGGACCGTGCCCAAAGTTGCTGAGGTTTGAACCGGAGAAACCGAACGGCTTGATGTCCGTCGCCTCTACTTCAAGCGTACGCGGAATGGCGACGATGCGTCCCCACACGTCAAGCCCCCATCCGAATGCCGTTTCTGGGTCAAAGACGGACTCATAGAACGCCGCAATATCCGCCGTGGGCTCAATGGCGGTATTCATCGATTCGATGAGCGCCAGCAGCCGTTCCGAGTTGTCGTACTGCGAAAGTATCGTTTCGCGCCAGTTATCCACGGCCCGACCTCGTTTCGATAATAGTGACAGTGACGTTGTCGGAGACGAGCGTGGGGGCTTCATCTATATTGATGGTGATGTAGTCGCCCCATGTTGGGGAGCTTTCGCCGACGGGCGCCGCGATTTCGACACTCACCAAGTCGGTAACGCCCGTTCCGAGCACTGCGGAATAAAAGCGGCTGGCATACACCGTATCCCCGATATGAACGCGCTGGCCCGTATTCCCGCAGGCGTCGGCGGTTTCTCCGTAGAACTCGGCGACAACAGCGGACTTGATGAGCTCTTCGACGTTGCTCGGCATTGAGGCATTTTTGCGGATAGTCACCTGAATGCCCACCGGAAGCGATTCCGGGCGCTCAAAGAGCACTGTTTCGACCGCTCCGGTTACAGGATCAGTCACAGTGACTCTGATGTTGCCGTTGTAATCACATCCGGCGGAACAACGGGCGTAAATGGCCTCAGCAATATCATTATCCGTCGCGCTGCCGACGACCGCCACATAAATTGAGTGCGGCTTGAGCGTGACGCCCTGCACTTCAAGCGGCGCGCTGGTTTTGTTCTCGCGCACACAGACATCAAGCACGCCATCCAGATCGCCGACGTTGGCATAGACGGCGGCGGCAACGCTCCGGGCGTTCTTCGCGACGCTGGCGTAGCGCCGGGACTCGAACGCGGACCGGCTCTCGACGTTTTGCCCGGTGATCCCGACTTCATTGGTGATCGTGTCCCATCCGGGGATAGTACGCACGATCGTGGTCACGGTTCCCTGCCGGATTTCAATAGGTCCCGGAACCTGACAGGCAAAATCAAGGATAATACTGCCGGATTGGGGGATCGTCCCCCCCGTTTGACAGACCAAAATGTTCCCGTCCGCATCTTTTGCAAGCGCCGGGGCGTCGCTACCGATGCCGGGGATGACGGTGCCGGGAAGCCCCGTACAAGTACAGGGGACGACCGTGGAGCGTGCGGGCTGCCGGGTCAGAAAGTAAATCTTGGCGAGCGCGTCTTGATAGATACCCTCCGCAGTCTTGGGGTTGAACATATTCGCGAGGAACAAAAGCTGGCTGTTCTTGTCCTGCACGATGGCCGTTTCGGATGTGATGAGCTGTCCCTGCGGCGTGGCCGGATCCGGGTTCAGCCGATTGTCGAATGCCGCCTGCCAATTCGTTTCGACAGCGTCCCGGACGGTCGCGGTATCGGGTACGACCGGGCCGTTTTCGGTAAAATCGATGCTAGACTGCGACATCTGCGGTTTCCCCCGTCTCTGTAGTGATGCGGATCGTCCCGCTCAAGATGCGTTTTTCAAGCCGGGAAAGCTGCGTATCAGCCTGCGCTACGCCGGGGACTTCAAGCGCACGGGCATTCGAGCGCGCACGCACGAGCTCGGCGGGAGGGAGGGACCCAAGCTCACGCATGAAGTACGTGATTCCGTCTTGCTGCGCGTAGTACGGTTCTCCTTGGAATGTGCGTACATACGATGCGACATCCTGCACGATACGCATAGTCCCCCCTGCCGAAGCAAGATTGCCCCCCACGGAGAGCGTCAAATCCCACTGTTCATCAAGACGTAATGACAGGAGCCCCGAATCTACAACTTCGGCAGATGATTGCACTTCATCACGAATATTGGACAGCGCGCGTACGTTCAAAACCGTTCGGAAATTCATGATGCTGCCTTATCTGCAAGCCGAGCCTGCGCAGCGGCGACAAGCGTTGCTATGTCCCGCCACTCTCCATCGCCACAGAGCACGTAGGTGGCTTGTCCGGCGGCTGCGGGCGGAACAAGTCCGGACGTTCCGGCTGCCGATGCCGTCGCGCCCTGCATTTCAGGCACGGAGATGATGCCGTTGATAGTGCGTATACCATCACCCAAGTTGCTCGTGAGAATCGCCTCACGCCACGGATAGTAAGAAAACGTATTATCCGAGTTAAAGAAACGCGTTCTACAATACATCCTGATGACTCTACCACCAATGGCGATAGAAAATTCCTGTATCCCATTGCCAGTATGATAAACATTCGCAACCCTCAGCCGCGCGGAGTAATTGCCACTCACCTCCAAAGGCGTGTTATTCACCACAGGGGTAAATGAAAAAAACTCACTGCGCAGGTATAAGGAATACTCGCCATTGACCCACCATTTATCGTCATTCAGGTTAAGCGTCGCGGCGTCATCAGCCGACGTCTTCGTAAATCTTTGGATAGGCGGCGTACCAATCTGCCCTCTCTTGCTCGCAAGATCCTCAAGGTTCCCCCCAATCGCCACGTCTTTCACGGTGATCGCGCCGTCCGCTTCGGTCGTGGTCTTCCCGTCGACAAGGTTCGACGCCTGAGCACGCTCAAGTGCCTCGTTTGCCGTGTTCTGCGCAACTATCGCGGTAGACTGTGCTGCGTCTGCGGCTCCCTGCACTTGCTGAAAGAACCGTGTGGTTTGTCGCTCGAATTCGCTGCCGGACAGAGGTCCTGTCGGGGGCTGGTACTGAAAATCAGGCATAAAACTTACCTCACTGCGGTTGTCCAGATATGCCGGAGCCGGGCTCGACCCCGGTATGAACATGGGTTTCCAAAACCTTGCCGTTGCTCTCAACCGTGCCGCCCGCGTTCGTGAGGCCGCCGGAGAACCGGGCCGGCCCGCCGTCGCCCTGCGCCGTGCCCGTCCATGTCAAGGAACCGTTGATGCGCACGTCGGCGTTGATCGTGAGGCCGCTTTCAGCCGTCAGGACTGAGGTTTCCCCGTGCATCGTCAGTTTGGCCACGCCTTCGATGGTAACACCCTCGTCATTGACCAGAACATAGCGTTCCGGCGCCGCGTTCAGGAAGCCTCCGAGATAGAAGCCGTCGCCTTTGCTCATGGCGCGGGCTGACCCCGGATTGACGGTCCCATCCGCTCCCCGGCTCTCTTTGAGTGATTCCGTGTCGCGCATAGCATAGACGGCTAGGCCAATGTCGCCCGGCTGCGGGTCGATGACGAGGGCGTTTTTGCCGCCTTGGACGCGCAGGTATGGGAGCTTGAAGAGCACGCTCTGCTCCTGCGCCTTCTGCTCGCCAGTCACGAGGTTGACGAGGGGCTGCACGTCAACGAAGCCGACCGGAGAGACACCCGAACCGGATACGGCGACCACGCGCACGGGTTCCGCCGTTGCGATGCGCCCGAGCATCTGGCTGATCATGAAGTCCTGCGCGTTGTACTCGCTGGAGTTCGTGGAAAGACCGCGTTGTCCCTGCATTATTTCTTGTCCTTCTTCGGCTTCGCGCCGGGATAGCTTGCCTTGACCTGACTCACCCACTGCGTTGCGCCGGGGTATCCGGCTTGCAGCTTATGGCTCAGGCTTACGATCTGCCAGAGGCCGGACGCGCGGGGGACGATGCTCTCAATGCGCACCGGGCCGCCAAGCTGAAGTTTCGGCTCGTAGATGCCTTTCACCGTCACGCCTTCGTTATCGAAGCTCGGATAGCCAATCATCCCGCTTTTCGCGGACCAGACGGGCGTCGAGCCGCCGTCATCGTTGCGGAGCGTCGCGGGTGGGGAGATGACCATCTCACCATCGTCGACGATAAGATCGATGCGGGCATCGTGGGCAAGCCGCTGCGCCTGCTCCATCGGCCCCCCGACGAGGGCGACATTGCGAAGGGAAACGGACACGCCCCTGTTGACGAAAGCGAGCCCCATTTGCTTTGCCAACCCCTGCATGAGCGTGGATACGTCCTGCGAGCCCTGCGCCGTCAACGGCGGTACGGGCGTGATGCTGGCAACGTATCCCGTGATGCACTCAATATCGAAAGAGGGATCAGGGGCGGAATTGAAGTTCGGGACGGCGCTCACGATGTCGCCGGAGAATGCCAAAGACATTCCGTGCTCTTCATCGCCCGCGTACACGGCAATGTGGTTTTTTGACGCCTGCAACGGCTTGAACGCCAGCGTCGTCAGCGTCTCCATGTCCGCCAATGGCATGTTGAAAATCTTGACCTTGGCCTTGTTCTTCTCTTTCCCGCCCGGCTTCTGGATGTCCACATCCATGCCGAGCCGGATGATCTTGGTGTTCGCACCTTGCCCGGTAGCCGTGTTGAAGCCGCCCTCGGAGAGCGTAATGTGCGCTTCAAGCAGCTTTTTGGTGAAGCTCGTGTTCACAGCGTTTCCCCTTCTTCGACATAAACGAGCTGGAATCGGTCGCCGAGGCCCGACCAGTGCGGATCCTCTTCGCCCTGCATATCGACAAAGTAGAGCTGCCCCCGGAAGGCGAGATAGTCGTACAGCTTCAAGCCTACGAGATTGCGGCAGATGAACCCAGACCAGATGACCGTCTGGTCAATGGCAAGGTCGCAGTACAGGTTCACGCCTCGGGAGATGAACCGGAGGGTGCAGTTCTGTTCCCCAAGCACAATCTGGAGGCTCTGGTTCGGCTCCTGTCGGAGCGGTACGGTCATCATCCGAAAATCCCCTCGCCTAGCTTTTTCAGTGTGCTTTTTTGCGTCGTCTGCCCCTGTTGTTTCCCGGCATCCGTGGTGCTTGCGTCGGTCGGATTCTTTGCCTGCGCCTTACTGATTGGCTTTATCGTTTCGTTGCTGTACTGCGGATCGACCTGCCGGATCTCTTGCAGCATGAGCCCTACAAGCAGCCTGTCCACACCGTTTTCGGCCTTGCGGTCGTAGTCGTAGGAGACAAGGTTGTAGTCGAGAAACGTTTTTTCCGGGGTGACGATGCTCACGAGGTCGGTGCTTTCCGCCAGCTTGTCCAGCGCCGTCAGAAACGCCGCAAGCTCGTCGCTCTTCCCCGTGCGGCCCAGCACGACCGATATCGCCGTGGGAGAAGCGACCTTGTTGTAATCCGCGAAACTCCCTTTCTCGACCGGGTTGGAGCTGATTTTGTTCTCGGCCTTGATCGAGCAGGAAAAGAATGTGTCGAAGTCGAGGGCCTTGGCGCCGTCTTTATCGAAAATCGACCAGTTGCCGGGCTGTCCCGGCGGGAGCGCGCCGAATGCCATGTCAGTACCCGAATGCGCTGTCTGCTTGCGCGGTTTGATTACGAAGTGCCGGAACCACTCCTTGGGCCATCCCTTCCGCATCTGTAGCCTGCGTGTAGACCTTGACCTCACCCACATTGGTGGTTGACGTCATCTGACGCGAATTGTTGACGTTGCTCACGCTTCCCGGACGCGCATCCCCGGCGCGCACCTGCGGCGGCAGAATAGACGGGCGGACATCACTAACCCGCATCGAATCGGCGACGCCGCCGGGCTTGGCCTCGGCCTTCGTTTCTTCCGGGCGCGAAGACTCATCGCCGCCGAGCCAGTCCTTGATCCAGTCGGGAAGCAAATTGTAGAGCTTCTGGGCTACCCAGTTCAGCATTTCGACAAGCACATCGTTGATTTTGGAGATGCCTCCCCAGATCGTTTTGAGGGCTTCGATAACGCCTTTTCCGTCCAGCGTAAGAACGGAGTTGAAGAGCTTGGCGACCCCCGAAAGGGCATCCCAGACGCCCCCGAGGATACTTTTGATGCCTTCCCAAATAGCCTTGAAACGGGCCCCGATTTCGTCGCCGGTTCCGAACATCGCCCAGAGTCCGGAAAGTGCGGATTCTCCGCCGTTGATGTAGGTAATGAGATCGTCGACAACTAGCGCGATTGCGCCGATGGCCGCAATCAACGGCGTAAACGGTGCAATTGCAGCCCATGCAGCCGTTGCCATAGCAGTCAGGGCCGGAAGCATGAGCGTCGTGATGACCCCGGCTAATAACGTAAAGAAGACGATTACAAACTGCTTGTTTTCTTTTACCCACCCGAGGAGGTCTCCGAGCAGGTTCGTCAAAAACGTGATCGCAGGGGAGACGGTGCTGGCGAAAAGGGCTGAGATGGCCTCCCATGCGTCATTAAGCCGCTGCTGCGCCTCCCGTTGTTTCTTTGCGTTTTCGATGTCCTGCTTGCTGTAGATGGCTTGAGTCTTCTGGACTTTCAGAAGGTCCTCAATCCCTTTGCGACCCTTGATGATGAGCGGGATGGTTTTTTCGTCGAAGCCGATCTGTGTGAGAATCGAAGTCGCTTTCTGGCGGTCGATTTTTGATGTGGCGTCGGAAAGGCGAAGAAGCCCTTCTTCAAAGGAAACGGCCTTCCCCTTCGCATCCGTGAAGCTCACCCCCAGATCTTTGGTCGCGTCCTTGAGCGGCCCGGAGTCGTGCAGAATGAGATCCTGCATCCAGTCTCCCAGGTCCATGAACCGGGTCGAAAGCTCCTCGGCGTCAACCCCGGCGGAGGCTGCCGTCCGTTGCCATGCCTGCCAGTCTTCAATGCTCATGCCGAGCGCGTCCGAAGTCTTCTCAATAGCCTGAGCCTGCTCGTAATACTGCGCTATGGAGCTTTTCAGGATGGAGACGCCGCCGATGACGGCGAGGGCCTGCGCTGCAACGCCCTTGAGCCGTTCGAAGCTGAGTGCGCCCCTGTTTCCGGCATCTTCGAGTTCTTTTCCAGCATCACGAGCAGACGATCCAAGGTCATCAAGGCCACGCCCGCCTCTTTTGCCCGCGTCCTCGAGTTCTCCCCCAGTGTTCCGCGCGGAGGAACCTAGAACCTCGATATCTGCCGAACCCGTCGCAGCTGCGTCGGACACGGCTTTCCCGGCCTCGCGCGCGGCGTCGCGCACGTTGTCCACGGCGGATTCGCTCTTGCGCACTTCGGCAAGAAAGGTTCCTGCGGACAGGATGAGGGAAACAACGAGTTCACCTGCGTTCATGAAATTTGCTCCAGAGGCGTTGATTATGTCCGTCCACGGCGATGATTTCTAGCATCTCGTAGGCATCGGACAGGCCGTACACCGTCTGCATCTCGTACAGCGTCGCGAGGTTCCGGCTTACCGGGATGCCGACGCATCCGGGGAGGTTTGCGTAGTCCCGGAGCCCGAGGGGTTGAGGATCTGCGACAGGCGGGAGGTCAAGCCCTCGCCGCCCTGCAAAAAATCCAGACAGACGGCGATAGCCTCCCAACGCAGGCGGTAGATCGTGCCCACGTCCTCGACATGGGCGTCGAGGTTTTGCGGGGTGAGCCTGATGGCGTCATCGGGCTTGCCGGGGTTCGGGACGCGGTAGATCTGTCCGAGAAGCTCGTCATAGAGCAGTTCGGCCTGTTCCCACCGGAGCCCCGAGAGCCCCCGGAGCCCTGCGGAAAGCAGCGCGGCGGTGTTCGATGACGCTGAAAGCGTTCGGATGTCGGCGGGCATCTCGGAACCGAAGACGGCGAGCAGCGCGCGGGCAGCCCATTTTTCCAGTTTCGTGACGGGCATTTCCTTGACTTTGAAGGTCTTCCCGGCGTCGCGGCCCTTGTCGATTGCAATGATCTTTTCGTTGAGCATGACGGCCTCCACAGTTTAAAGCGGGCTCGCGGTCCACTGGTCGAAGGTGATGACGAAGGCGCTCGCCTGCAAGGTCTGAGCGGCGTTGGGGCTGGACTGTACGGAGGTGAGGCCGCCCCGTTTCCCGGTGATCTTCCGGTTGATGCTCGGCATGGCGAACTCGGCATTGCAGAGCATCACTTCCCGGGCGGTTTCCTGATACGTCGCCCAGTCTTCCATGATCTGGCGGCTCGGGCTGTCCGCCGCGAGAGTGATTGTCACTTCTTTATTTGTCGGAACCCACCCGAAGGATGTATGTCCGTCAACGCCCTTTTCCGCGACGATGGGGGTATTCGTGGCGACGCTGACCATCGCGTCGGTGCTGAACCCCTCGATCTGCACGGGGCTGTCGTAGAGCCCGGGAACCGTCAGGAAAAGCGTGCAATTCGCCGCTGTAATCGTCATGTTGCCGAAGTTGTCAGCCATGTTTTACCTCATCACTGAATGGCCGTGGCGGGCATGACGATTTGCTGCACGCTGCCGCCGTCCATGTAGTAGAATTTGCATTCGGGGGACTGGCGCTGTCCGCGTACGGTCGCGCCGGGGTCCTTGACCTGCATGTACCAGCCCTGCGTTTCGAGCGTCTGGGAAACGTCCAGCCCGATTTCCGCGAGGAGCTGCACCTTTTGTGTGTTCGAGAGGGTCACGCCGGTGCGGATGGCCCCGAAGTCGAGAAACCGCGTGATGGTGTCGAGGCAGGCCGTGCGGATCATGCCATAGCCGCTCTCGTTGTAGGGGATGCACTTTACGGCCTTGAACAGATCAAGGAGGTTAAGCTGGAGGCCGTCTTTGATGGCTATGGCGTCAATGTACGTGTCGAGCCAGCCCCATTTGCCGGAAACCTGTCCGTTCTGGAAAAACTTGAACTGGCTGGAGGCCGTGGCGAAGTCCGCATAGCAGTTGTAGCCGTTGGCGATCAGCGCGTCATAGTTCTCGTCGTTGTCGCAGGTTACGGCAAGCCCTTCGCCCTGCTTGAATGCGAAGGTGAGCCGTCCGTTCGTCTCTTCAAAATTGATGGAGGCAGCCGTGCCCATGACCCACGCCGCAAGCTCGGGCGTGTTGAACACGGGAACCGTCCCGTCGAGTTCGAGCACCTTGGCAATCTGATACCCCGCCGAGGCCGTGGAGCCCGCGACCTGCGCGGCGGTGTCGGTATCCCACATCACATAGGCGAAACGTGTGTCATATCCAGCGCACCACTGGGCGAGCGCGATCTTGTCGTCAAGCTCGGGTTCCCAAACCGTGGAGAACGTCACAAAATCACGGGCGTACAGGAGCACGTTGGTCATGCAGTCGGGGAGCGTCTGCGCGGCCATGCCGACGGACTGGACGGCCCCGGACTGCTCGGTGAGCAGCAAAAGCGCGCCGAGGTCGGTCCCGGCTTCCGGCGGAGTCGGAAAGGCCACGGCGGAACTTGTCCCGGTCGTCGGGCTGTCGATCTGGAACGCCCCGGTCTGGCTTGAGTAGGTCACCTCCGCCCCGGTCGCGCCCGCCGTCGTGAGTGCGGTCTGGATCGCCTCCGCAACCTGCGAGAAGCTGGTCGCAGTGGACAAATCCACGGATGAAAGCGTGTGCGGCGTGTTGTCGATGGAAATGACCATCGCGCCGTTGGTGACGGCCTGCAACACGGCGAGATTGCCCGTATACTTCGCGCCGCGCAGCCATGCGCCCACGGCCTCGCCGTTGTACCGGGCAAAGAAAATCTTGTCCGGGAGGCTCGTCGTGTTCACGTAGCCGGAAAAGTACATGGAAGCCATGCCCGCCTCTTCCGAGAGCGAGCCGAAGTAGTTGGCAACGGCCTGTGCACTTGCGAACTGCACGACCCGGCCTGCGGGCAACAGCTCTGACTGTGAGAGCAGGAGCCCGGCGAAGGTCAGGCCCGGAGTGCCGCCTTCGATGATGCGGGGGATGATTTGAACCAGTTTGTCGGCATTGACGCTCATTGCGCGCCCTCCTGTGTTTGCTATGCCAGCGGATGTACGGAAAGTTCCGCGTCGGTAAAAGTATCCATCTCAACGTGTTCAACGCGGTTTGCCTGAACCAGCACGTTGAGCATGAAGCGGGGGTTGTACTGCTCGTCACCTTCCGCCTGCGTCATATCCTGCGGGTCTTCGACGTACAGGGGGGCGATCCCGTAGGTCCGGAGGAAGCGGCACCCGACGCCGTCGCGCAGGAGCGTTGCGAGCGTCTGGGCACGGTCGGCGGCGGTCGGGCCGTAGACGTCAAGCTGTACCCTGCGGCGCTGCGGCTGCACGATGGCCTCCCCGCCGCACTCGGTCTGGTGCAGGTTCGTCGAGAGGCGCGTCATGGTCATCGGCGTGACGAGCACGTAGTTTTTCGTCTTCGGCTTGCTCACGCGGTTGACGTATCCGCGCACAACGACGGCGGAATCGCCGAGGTAGCGTTTGCAGAAGTCCCCAAGGGCCTGCACGAGGATGCTGTCACTCATCATCTTCTCCCTTGGGCGGTTCCGTGGCCCCGACTTCCGGCGGCGCGGTTTCCCGGAGCTTCACGCACCGGATTTTCGTCCAGCCCGCCGTGGGGTTCCAGCGTTCCAGAACCTGATCGACCTGCCACTCGGCACCATCCCAGTAGAGGAGATCGCCGCCCTGCTCCGCCGGGCGATCAAGGGCCGACCAGTCCCCTGAAAGATAAAAGTCGTGCCAGATCGTGTTCTGGCGCTGCTGCACGATGAATTGCAGCGTCTTGTCGGCGACAGGCTGCGGCTGCGCCATGACTTCAACGGCAGGGGCCCATGCCGGGACCTGCTCATACTGCGCGTTTACGGTGAAGCCTGTAGAGACGAGAATCACGACCGACTGAAAAGGGTTCACGATGCCGATAAGCGGACGCACAAGTTCATGGAGATTCATCTTTTGACTACCTCGTAATCAATGGCCTTGAGCAGGCTTCCGGAATCGATGAGCGTCCCCTTTCCCGCGCCCTTGGCGTTTTTGCGGCGCTTGGTGGATTCGGCGTTGTCCGGGGGCATATTGCTCTTGATCGTCGCCTGAATGTCGTCTGCCATGCGACGCCCCACAAGCCGCATCGCCTCTTTCGGAGTCCGTCCGGCTTCCAACGCTTCCGCGAGGTTATCGCACCATACGTCTGCCTTGGCATCGAGCGTTGACCGCAGAAAAGGCCGGGAGGGGATGGTGACGGTGTGGGCTTTGACCGACGCATCCTGCGCAAAATCGCTTTTGCCCTTCTTCACGAACCGATTCCCGACGCTGCCGTCACGTTTCCGCTTGAAGTACAAGGTTTGCGTCCGCTCAGGGATTTCGATTGTTGCGCCGTATTCGTTGTACGCCGCATACTCCGCGACGGGAGTACCGCCTTCGCCCCGCGTCGCATTTTCGAGCACCCCGGCCTTCACGACGATATCGGGGGTAATGTACCGCTTGAGCAGCTTTTCGAGTTCTCCGGACACCATTACCCCCACGGATGCCAATACCGGGCGGCATAGTAGCGCCCGCCCACGGCATAGGGCTGGATGGCCTGCCAAAACGTCTGTCCGCACGGCGTCTGCGCGTAGAAGGCTTTCCCGGTGTTCTGGGGCACGGAGAAGCTGATGCTGACAGTTCCCTCCGTCGCCGAAGCCACCGGCCCGGCCTGTCCCATCGGCCACAAGGCCAGCGTCGCCAGATGGCAGACAAGGAGGTACAGCAGCGTCTTGCGAATCATGACGCCGTGGGCCGGGTCATAGGGAACCGGGGAGGAGTCCGTGTTGTCCAAGAGCAGACAGGCGACGTCGAACGCCTGCCGAAGCTGTGCATCGGTCAGGAGGGGCTGCCCGGTCTTCGGATCGACGAAGCGCGGATAGGCCTCCCGGAACTCCTGCGGGTCAAAGACGACCACGGACACAGGCTAGAACCCCGCCTTGCTCTGGAGCGGTTCGGTCTGCGCCTTGGGGTCGTTCTCCACGTCCACGGGCTCCAGCCCGTTGCGCAGTTCCGCCCTTTCGTCGGCCTCGTCCACAGCGTCGGCCTTGCGCGCCTGCGCGAAGATAAGCCCGGACTTGAAGATTTCCATGTGCGGGCCATAGGTCTTTTCGATGTACGCCCAATCGTCGGCATTCACCCGCGTCAGCCCGAACGCGCCCACGGGCAGCACGCCTTTTTCCTTTCCGCGCAGGCTGACGGCGTTGCCTTCGATGAGCACCTTGCGGCCATCGGGCATGGGGAACGTGATCCCGGTCGTCCGGTTCAGGGCGACCATCACGGTATCCGTCTTCGTCGCCTGCGTTGTTTCAGGGGCGGTATTCTTTTTGGGTCTGGCCATATCTCTGTATCCCTCCGTTGTTTTGGTCATCATGGCAAAAGAGCCGAGACGAAATCACCGTGAACAAAGTTCGGCTATGCAGCACGGCGAAGGCGGTACTTGCCCAGCATGTTCAGATCGTTTTTCAGGGCCAGCCGGAAGGCTTCGATCACGTCGACATGGTACGCCTTCACGCTCCCGAAACGGCTGTCCTCGATTTCCCGGATTTCGTAATCCATACGGCGGGACATATCGGAAAGCTTGCGTCCCGCGACGGAGTACGCGGCTGGCGTATCTGCGAAGACGTCAAGGAACCACGGGATGCCCTTCACGGACTTGTAGTCCCTGCCCCGCCCAAGTTCGTTCTCAAGAGCCGCAGCCTTGCGTACGGCGGCGGAGGCGGTTGCCATCGCGGTAGCCTCGCGGCGTGAACCGATTTCGGCCTTGGTGCGGATCGCATCGTCGCGCTCGGCTTCGATGCGCCTGATGGTGTCCTGCGCGACCAGCACGGCGCGGGCAAGGATGGCTTCGGGGGTATCGTCCGGCTTGGCCATCATGTAGCCGCCCGTCTTGCGGATGGAGGGGATGACCTCATGCGTCACCCACCGCTTGAACGCCTTGGCTTCGGGCTTGCGAGAACGCAAGATGAGGGAATACAGGCCGGGTTCGGATACGACGGAAAGATTCCTGACCTGATCCGTATACTGTACGGGGCAGGTCGAAAGCTCGTCTTCATCCAGCATTTTTGAAAGGTTACTGGTATCCAGCCCGAGACACCCGCACACGTCTTTCGCCACGAACCACTGAGCCCCCTGATCGCTTCTGACGACGCGAAGGGAACCGAACTTTTCATGCTCGAAAAAAGCCAAGGGGGAACTTTTCATCGCTGCACCTCCATAGAATTTTAGAGATGATGCAGTATGGGAGGAGGTGAGCACACCGTGAACAAGGTTCGCATAGGGCAAAACAAAAGCCCCTTTCGGGGCGGTGGAAAGCCGCGGTGGATTTTTGGAACGGCCTATGCCATGATAGCTTCATCTATAATAAGGGGGATGATGTATGGCTACCTTCAAATGCCCGGATTGCAAATCCAAAGTTTCGACTTCCGCAACAGCATGTCCAAAATGCGGGCGTCCTGTAACTGAGGCTGACAAGCAACCTAAAAAGCCAAGCAGGACAAAAAAATTACTGGTTCTATTCGTTTGCTTGGTGGTTGCAGGGGCATGGCTTAATGCAAGGCATCCAGAAGGGATATCTCCTCAAAAAACAGAGACTGCAAAACAAAACAACCCTGCCACCCAATCAAACGCTATAACTCCTTCCAAGGCTCTCTCTGAACCCAAACTCACGGCCTACTTGAATGGAAAAATGTCTTCGATAACTGCTTCTCTTCAAAGACAGTTCGGAAGAGATGGCGGCAATTACACTATCAAATGGGCCCAATTTGGAACGGAAGGTGGGAAAATGTACGCTGTTCAGGTGACGTTCAGCAAATCGCTCCAAAGCGAAATGATACAGGCTGCGTCCCTCGATATCGTAACCGCAGTTCTCGACGGTATGGACAAACAGGGCTACAGTATGGATTTTCTCAAGAAAAAAGGCGTGATGGTGGTAGCCGGAGCCCAGTGCAAACGCTCAGGGAAGCTCGTTTCGTATGGCGTTGCGGTAGCAAACCCCAAAGATGGAAACGATATTGCATGGGTTGAGCAATACCAAGTTCAGGAATAGGAGAGTTCCGTGGGATTTTTTCGCGTTAGGAAATCCTTTCGTATTTGCCCCGGTGTCAAGCTGAATATCGGCAAAAAAGGGATTACCAGCCTGAGCATCGGGAAGGCTGGAGCTACGGTCAACCTGAGTTCAAAGGGGGTCAAGGGAACGGTAGGGATTCCGGGAACGGGCATTTCCTACACAAGCAGGTTGGGCGGAACTCCATCTAGACGGAGCACATCTTGCAATGCCAGCGTATCCAGCGAAAGCGATTCGAGCCCGTTTGTGGCGCGTGAGCTTCCACAGGCACCCCCAAAGAAAATCACGCTAGTGTTCTGGATAATGCTGACCATAGTTTTTGCGATCCTGTCCATCGGCTGCGCTGTCCAGACGACACCCAATCCTGCCGGGTTCTGGACATGGGGAATACTAGCTCTTTTTTTCGGCTGGCTTGCTCGGAAAACTTATAAGAAAAGACACCTATAGATTTTAACTTTTATTCTGTTTTGTGGCGTTGCCCGTATCTGGATGTTCTTCATCATTGGCGGGCAACGCCACTATTTTACCCTTTACATTTTCCGAGTTTTGTGCTGTCTTTTGTAAACGGTGCTCATCACACCAACAGTAGGCGGACAACGCCACCCGATAGTATGGCTCTTTTTGTGCCCTTTTGCCGAAGTCAAGACTCTTTTTGACTTTGGTTTTCTGCTATACTTGCATCTTCTTGATGCCGGGTGTGTCCGATATGTCCAAGGCTTCAGCCTAAAGGCGGACAGCCGCTCCTACTGGCGGTGATGAACACCCGGCATCGTCATTCATCGGCGGTGCCAACTCTCAACAGTAGGAGTTGGTTATGTCTCAGTCTCTTTGCTTCAACGATTTCACGTTCTCCCCCGTCACCCGCGACAATCAGCCTTGGTTCAAGTCTTCTGAGCTTGCTCGTGCCTTGGGCTATGCCAACGATAATTATGTCACTCGCCTTTATCGCCGCAATGAAGACGAATTTTCCAGTGACATGACGCAACTTATTGAAAACAGCGCAGAGATCCAATTTGGATCTGAGGGGCGCGCCCGCATCTTCAGCTTGCGCGGCTGCCACCTCCTCGCCATGTTCGCCCGGACTCCAGTAGCCAAGGCTTTCCGCCGCTGGGTGCTGGACGTCATCGAGCAGTACGGCGACAGGGTGCCCGTTGAACAGCCTGTGACGCTCAACGACGAGCTGATCAGTGCGGCGGAACGTGCCGAGCTCAAGCTCATCGTAGACGCCAAGCTCTCGACCTACCCCGCCGCGGTGCAGGGCAAGGCCCGCGCCGAGATATGGGCAAAGTTCAACCGCCACTTCCGCATTGCCGAATACAAGCAGCTCCCGGCCCGGCTTATGCCCGAGGCCCGCGAGTTCCTGCTTTCCGTCCGTGTCCGCGCCATCAACGCCATACCCACGGCGGAATCCGCGATCCCGTACCCGCCGCTTTCCGCCTCCAGCGTCTACGCCGACCGCATCGCGGCCCTCGACCGCCTCGAAGAGGAATGGATCGAGTTCGCGGGGGAAACCCGCTCCCGGCTCCACCGATTCGTCAACGAGCTCTTGCGCGTCAAGGAAAGCACTTATCCCGAACTGCTGAACCGGGTATGTCCCCGGCAGAACATCTCGAAGGATCCGCTTCTCGGCATCCTGCAATCCAACTCGTACAACGCCCAGACGTGGATTGACGCGGGAATCTCGGAAATGAGAGCGGCAATCCGTGCCGCGAAGACGGCGAACAGGATGATGCTAGGGTAATCCTTGGCAAGCCTACATGAATCATATAAGATTTTACCAACGGAGGGATTCCCCCATGTTGCTGTTCGATGATGGAAAAAAGCTTGAAAAGGCCGTCGGCGAGGAAGCCGCGAAAACCATCGTGGAAGTACTGGAACGCTTTGACGAGAGCCAAAGGAGTGCCAGCGCATCCAAGGGGGATTTGCGGGAAACCGAACTGCGCCTGTTGAGGGAAATCCAACAGGCCAAGGCCGAAACCATCAAATGGGTGGCGGGCATCATCACGGCGCAAACCGTGGCGATCATTGCCGCAATCATCGCGCTGATGAAATAGCTTGACCACAGCCACAATGATGCCGCCCAAAGATGCAAAGAAGCCCCAACCGTTAAACAGACGGTTGGGGCTTTCGCATGGAGGGAAGGATGGGACTAGGCTCCAGTCATTTGCGCAAAGGCAAAGGGCATGAGCACGATACCGCCGTAGGTGGTGCCGACGAACTTCTGGCGGAAGCTGGACAGGTCGGGCACGACGCGTCCAGCACGCATCTTTTCTCCGAAGGCCAGCGTGCCGGATCGCTGCCCGTTCACTTCGGGGGCGATGAGGAACATGGTTTCCCCGGCGGTCATGCTGTGCAGCTCGGGGACGGTCACGATGTCAATGCGGGTGAAGTACCGCTTCAACATATCCAGCACGGACACGTTGAAATCGGTAGCCGCGCCGAGGCGAACGGCCAGTTCGGGGGAGAGGCAGAGCTTGAGGGGCGTGTCTTTGTCAATAAGGCCGCTGGACTGCTCGGAAAGCTGTGCGAACAGGGCGAGGACGTCGTTGTAGATTTGCACCGTGGTCTTGTCGGCCCATTTCGTGGAGCCGCCCGTGCCCGTGGCCCCTGCGGTGATCGCAGCAGGGAGGTTCGGATCGTTGAGGATGCCGTAGATTTCCTTCCCGGCGACGCCGAGCAGGTAGAAACGGTTCTGGTCGATGTCGATGACGTTGGCGGCCGCACGCTGCTTGGAGGCAGCGAGGTTGACTTTCGCCGTGCTCGACATGTCCACTTCAAAGTCTCCGTAGGTGATGGACGTCTGGAAGACGTACTGCACGCGGGTTTGCCATTCGGAGTTCACGCCCGAAGTCGTGCCGTTGGCATAGTCGGAATACGGCTCGGTCTTTCCGGTCATTTCGTCCACGCGCCACTTCATGTACGGGGTCGTCCAATCGCCCTTCTTCTCTTCACCGAAGATTTCACGGGCGCGCCGGGGCGCGGTCAGGATTTCGATGACCATCGGGTCGATATACGCCAGAAGCTCGGCGGGGACGGTCGTGTTCGGAGTAGTGATGAGCGCGGCGTCCTGCGCAATGCGGGCGCGGTTCTCCGGAGTTGCCCACATGCGGGCGCCCGGGAAGATAAAGCCGTAGCGCTTGGCCTGTTCAAAAGTCGGATTCATGTAGTACCTCCTACGCTCCGGCGGCGGCTGCGCCGAGGTTGGTGCGGGCCTGTTCCGCAGTGGTTGCGCCAGTTCCGCCGTTGGCCACGCCGAGCGCTCCGGTGGCGTTGCTGAAATCTTTCTGCATCAGGTTCGAGGTGTCGCCGCCGGATCCCGACGCTGCGGCCTGTCCCCAATTGCTGATGATGATCGGTTCCCCGATTTCGCCGGGCGTCTTGACGACCCACCCCGTATCGAGGTGCGTGGCGTCGGGGGTCCCGGTGCTGATTGAACCGTCAGCGGTGGAGGCAAGGACAGCCTGCCCCACCGTGGCCTTGGTCGTGGAAACGGCCCAATAGTCGCCCTTTACGGCCACGGTGAGGTTCGAGCCTGCCGGGACGGTCAAAGTGCCGTCAGAAAGCAGTTCGTAGTTCACGTAGTTGATGACGCGCTCCACGAAGCCGAGCACGGCTGTGGCGGTGCCAGCAACGTTGGTGGCCTGCGTGTTGTCGATCACGCCGGAATCCACGACGGGGAAGACGAAGCGCCCCACAGGGAGGGCCACCGCCGCCAGAGGGTTGAGCGGGGTGTAGATGCTCTGGTCGGGCGTCGCTTTATCGCCAGCAACGCCGGGAGCGACGGAGAGATTGACTTGGGACTGCAAAGGCATGGTGTGCCTCCTATTCTGCAATGGTGATATTGGAAAGCCCGGCGAAGCTGCCAGACATGCGCCCGACGGGGGCCGCGTCACGGGCAACGGAAGGTGTCGCCTTCTGCTTGCGGAGGACATCGATCATACCGGGCCATGCCTGCCGGGGATACTTGCGGGGATTCTCCCCAAGCTGCTCCAGCGCGTAGCCGTAGACGTCGGACGCGGAGTCGAAGGACAGCGGGTCAAGTTCGCCCACCAGCCCGCGCACGTCGCGCACGGCACGGGTGAGGTTCCGCATATGCTCCTGCGCTTCGGCGACTGCGGATGCCTTGATGCGGGCGGCGTCCATTGCGGTGAGAGGACGCGGACCACGGCGGCGGAACGCCCTGTCCTGAGCGGTTCCCTTGTCGTCCGGGGCTTCATCTCCGGTCGCGGGGGAATAGGCGAGATCAGCGAGGGAGTCGGTCAGCTTCTTTTTCTGCTCCGGTGTGAGGTCGGGGACGGAAGCGAGGATGCGCTTAATGGCCGCGTCCTTGTCCTCGTCCTTGCCGAGTTCGCGGCGTTCGCCCTCGGATTCGTGTTCCCGGTCAAGCTTGCGCCGTTCCTCGGGGTTCCGGATCCGCTCCTCACCGTACTTGACGCCCTCGGCAAAGGCTTTGCTCTCCTGCGGGTTCTCGGCGTCGAGGCCGCAGGAATCCATAGCCTTTTTCATACCCTCGGACTCATGCTCACGGTCGAGCTTCCTGCGTTCGTCCGGATTGAGCTCCAGTTCCTCGCCGTACTTCACGCCTTTAGCAAAGGCGCGGGACTCGGCGGGGTCTTCCGCATCAAGCCCGCAGGCGTCCATAGCTTTCTTGATTTCTTCGTCCATCGCTTCCTTTTTCTCCGGTTTCTCATCACCCGTGGCCTTGGAGTAGGCCAGATCGGAGAGGGAGTCCGTCAGTTTTTTGACGTCCTCGGGGTCGAGTTTGGCGGACAGTTCACCGATGAGCTTACGGATTTCCTCCGCCTTGTCCTCGTCTTCGGTGATATCCACGATTTCGCCAGTCACGGGGTCGACCTTGTGCAGGTCGATGATGGCCTGCGCAAGCTCCACTTCCTGCTTTTCGATGTCCGGGTTGTCGTCTTGCGCGCCCCGGAACCATTTCTTAAACGTGCCCATAAGCGTTCCTTTTTTCGTTGAAGTTGGATGAGAATCCGCCACCACCACGTCCGGCCCGGCCCGCCCTTCTTCGACCAGCGCGACGTGGTTGCCTCGGATGTTCCGCATGATGAAATCGTAAGGGGTGCCCTCGTAGCTGCCCGGCGTGAAATCCGGGTCGTAGCGGTAGGCGCAGGAGAGTTCCCGGAAAGAACCGTCTTCGATGGCGTCGATGGCGGCCCGATCCCACACGGTCAGCGGCGCATCTACATACGGCGGGTTCCAGACCGCGCCCGTGCCCACCGCGCCCACGCGGGTGAGCTTCTGCGGCTCTTCCGCGCTGTCGATGTGGTGCTCGATGTGCAGCGGCAGCCCGGCCCATGTCTCAAGCGATGCTTGAAGTTCTTCCGGGTCCCGAAGCCCGTAATAGACAGCCTCGGGGTCAAGCCCGGCTTCCTGCCAGCCCGGAATCTCCCGCCCGTAATAGGGGTTCACCGTCGCTTTCGTGATGTGCGACGCCCCGACGTGCAGGAACCCGTTCTCGTCGGTTTCCCGCTGTGAGGGAGCCGCGTCGAAGGTGACGCCTTTACTTTGATACATAGACTAGTCTCCAAATTCAGGAATAACGGCCCGGTACGTGCATTGGCACCCCGGAAGCTCACCGCAAAGCACTTTGCGCTTCACGTCAGAGTCGTAAAGACCTTCCGTGATGACGAACTTTTTCCCATTCATGAGCTGGTGGGTATGGCGGCTCGTTTTCTTTCCCGGCACATGTACCCAGACGCCTTCGGTGATGCCGAGTTCCTTGTCCTGTACCCGCTTGATGGCCTCGGTCGCCTTGTTGGATTGATCGCGAGCAATGAATTCGGCCCGGCGCCGGGTGATCTCGTACCGCTTGTGCAGTTCGTCGGCGAGGAACTCCACGTCCCTGCCCATGCTGGCGGAACGCTGTACTAGCCCCGTTACTTCCGTGAAATAGTGCTGCGGAATGGATTTGATGAGATTGACATTTTCCTCGAAGAGGGCCCGCGCCACGTCGCTCATGGCCCTGCTTCCCTCCATCCTCACCGTGAAGCCCGCATCTTTGAGGGCCTGCCTCATCCCGGCTTCCGTGCGCCGCCTCGTACTGCCCACGAACTCCCGTGCAAAACTCTCCGCGCTTTCCCTCCACCGCTTCGTCCAGTACCGGAACAGGCTCTTGAGGCGGTCTTGTAGGTCACTCGCCGGGGACGCATCCTGTGCTATGCGGGTTTCCTGCTTCCTGTACTCGGCGCGCAGCCACCACACGACGGAACGCTGCATCTCGTCGAGAAGCGACACCAGCCGCTTCCGGTATTTCGCCCGGATGCCCGCGTTGGGCTTGATGGCGCGGATGACCTTAGCCATAGACGGCCCCTGCCTTGTCCACGTCGTCGATGTCGGGCATCAAGCCCCCTTCCCCGGCTTCCGGCAGGGCGTCGGGCATTCCGTTGCCCTGCGGCACTTCCGCCGGGTCTATGTCGGAGAAGCCGCTGTCCGGGTCACTGGCAAGGGACTGCCGGGCCTCTTCCTGAGAGATGATGTCCCGATCCATGTAGACGGCGATGGTGTCGGCCTTGGTCTTCTGGAGCGTCGCAAGGGCTGCCCTGTCCTCTTCGCCGAGGGGCGCGAAGTCGAAAGTCACGGAAGGGTCGATGGTTCCGCGCAGGTAGAGCTGAATACAGTCGAGCGCCTTCTTGATGCCGTCGCGCAGGACTTTCTCCTGCTGGCTCCTGACATGGTCGTAGTAGTTGTGGATGTCCGATTCGCCCGTGGCATTGAACCCTGACGGGCTGATGCCAAGCAGCTTGACCGCCGGAGTGCGGTTCAGGGCGGCGAGAATTTCAAGGGACTGGCGCACGATGTCGGTCACGCCGGAAAGCGGGGTTTCCAGCTTGACCACGTCTTCTGATTCTTTGTCGACGGCAAGCACGCCGTCATTGGTCATGGACTGGATCATGTACCGGATGCGTGCATCGATCTGTGCCGTGCCCCCCGACGCGTACAGGATGTCTTCCATCTTCGTCTTGAAGACGGTCAGCGAAAACTTGGTCAGCAGCCGGGCTTCGGCGGCGCGGCATTCCTGAAAATGCAGGACGTAATCCCAGAGGATCTGAGCTTGTGGGATGCCCAAAAAATTGTAGGCTGGACGGAGCAGCACCGGGCATTCGTTCGCAACCAATCGGATGAGGCGCGAGGCGTGCACCCGCTGCCCGAGCACCCACCACCAGCGCGGGCGGAAGTAGTCCGGCTCAAGCGGCGAAAGGCTGTTGTAGTCTCCGGGGAAGACGTTCACGGGGTCGATGACGACGAAGCGCAGCACGCCGCCGGGCCTGAGTTCGGCGGAATACGGGCTGACGTTCAGCGGGCGTTCCAGCTCTTCCCCGACTGCTCCGGTGTCGATGAAAAGGAAGGCCCCGCCCTCGTACCCCACAAGCTCGGTCGCCTCATGGAAAAGGCGTTGCAGTGCGAACCTCTTGCACGCCTGCGCAAGGTCGGTGAGCAATGACTCGTCGCCGCCCTCCCCTTCGCGCTTGAACTCAATCCATGCTCGGGTCATGTCGTCGGATACCGTCTCGACGCAGGCACGGATCAATCCATTCTGGGCAAGGTTCTGGAGGACGCCGTAGCCCATGAATTGCGGCGCAATCCCGACCCCAAGCTCAAGCGAGTGCTGGAGCAGGGAATAGACGCCGGAATCCGCAAGCCGCGCATCCATCGCAAGCTGCACCTCTTCGGGCGCGCCGAGCGTCTTCGCAGGACCGTACAACCGGCTGATGTCGTCGGGCGTAGGTGGCAAAGACTGAGCAAGGCCGCCGCGCACGTCCGGGGAGAGATTCAGACGGCGCGACGGTTGCACTTGAGGTATGGAGGTGGCGTGTCGATAAGTGCGCTTCTTGCTCATGTGCCCATAATGCTACGAGCCAAAAAGAAAACACACCGTGAACAAGGTTCGGGGGGCTTGGCTGTGGGACACCTTTCATATTGTATCAATATAGATTAATCTATATATACATGGATACCTTTAGGGAGGTATCCGCATGTACAAAAGCATCATGGTGTTTCTGCTGGCCGCGCTGGTTATGACGTCCGAGGCGCAGGCCGCGGGCAACGAATGGAACGATTCGTTCAGCAAGGCCAAGAAGACGCTGGAACGGCAGGTCTATTATGACCATCGGATCACGCTCTACTGCGGGGCGGCGTTCGACGAGAAGAAGAACGTCACCCTGCCGGAGGGTTTTACTGCCGCGAAGCACGAGAAGCGGGCCGGGAAGGTGGAATGGGAACACGTGGTCCCCGCCGAGAACTTCGGGCAGGCTTTTCCGGAGTGGCGCGAGGGGGACGCACAGTGCGTGGACGCGAAGGGGAAGGCATTCAAGGGCCGCAAGTGCGCGGAAAAGGTGAACCGGGAATACCGCCTCATGCAAAGCGACATGTACAACCTCTATCCGGCCATCGGTGCGGTCAACGCCCTGCGCCAGAATTACAACTTCCAGATGCTGCCCGGCGAGGAGCCGGATTTCGGAAGCTGCGGGATGAAGATCGCCGACCGCAGGGCCGAGCCGCCCGTCCGGGCGCGGGGACAAATTGCCCGGACCTACAAGTATATGGCCGACGCCTACGCCCCGCGCTACCGCATGAGCCGCCAGCAGACGCAGCTCATGGACGCATGGGACAAGATGTATCCGGTTGATGCGTGGGAATGCACGCGGGCCAGACGTATTGAAAGACTACAAGGTAACGAGAACCCTTTTGTGAAGGAAAGATGTCAAGAAGCAGAACTCTAACTCTTTACATTCATTTATATTCTCCTTCCCATACGTGGCTGATTGAGGATGGCGGGGTTGATGCACATGGGCCGCTTGGTATCGAAATCACGCAGCGCCTGTGTTGTGGCGTCCACTTGGTCGTCGTGGGGCGCACCGGGGAACTGTGTCAGTTCCGCGACGTACTCCCGCGCCCACGGGCAATGCTCAGGGTGCGGGAGCAGGACGTTCCCGGCCTCGAAGAACGTGGTCACGGCATGGGCCCGGGCCGTCTTGCTGCCGTCCGGCTCCACGGGGATGATACCGGGCACAGCATGTTTCAGCGCGTCGATAACCGCCGGGCCGTTGGCCTTATCCTCCACCAGCTTACGGGCTGCGCAGGGCCATTTAGCGGCGAGCGCCCGGAACGCGGCGACCGTATCCGTAAATCCCATGCGCCGCCGGACCTGATCGAGGAGGTAGCGGTCGGCCCCCTTGCGGCCCCACACCTGCCCCACAACAAAGTCGGTATCGTCGCCGTCTTTGAACGTCATATCCCACGAGATAAGGAGCTGGTCGAACTGCTCCGGAAGGTCTTTGGGGAGCCAGAACCGCAGCCACTCGGATTTGAAGATGGCGCCGCCGTCTGGCGTAGGCCGCTGCTGGTACAGGGCTTCCCAGTCGCGTGTGCCGAGGGCTTTCTTAATGGCAAGAAGCTGCTCCAACGGGTAGCGTTCAGGGTGTAAGGCTTCACCTGCCCTACGGTGCAGCTCGTCTTCCGTTGCGATGGCGGGGAAGTTCACTACGCGCCAGTGGTCGCCCTCCCCCCGTGCGGCGGCCTCAAGCAGCCTCCCTGAGAGGTCAGCCATGTGCCAGCGAGTGTTGATGATGAGCACCCCTCCACCGGGCGCGAGGCGCGTGTACAGCGTGGACGTGTACCAGTCCCAGACGTTCTGGCGGATGGTCGGGGAATCGGCGGACGCCCGGTCCTTGAACGGGTCGTCGACGATGACGATATGCCCGCCCATGCCCGTGATGCCGCCGCCCACGCCAGCGGAACGGTAGCAGCCGGCGTGCCCCACCACCTCGAAGATGTCCGAGTTGCGGAGGTATGAGCCGTTCCCCACGGTGCGGATGTTCTTGCCGTACAGCGCCGTTCCGGGAAAGAGTTCGCGGTATTCCGGGCTGTCGATGACGCGCTGAACGTCGCGGTTCATGCGCGAGGACAGGTCGGCGGCGTAGCTCGTGGAAATGACGGATAGATCGGGATAGCGGCCCAAGGCGTAAGCCGGGAAGCGGCGGGAGGCCAGCTCGCTTTTCCCGTGGCGCGGGGGCATGGTCAGCATGAGGCGCGGGGAACGCCCGGCTACGACATCTGCAAGGAAAGCGTCAAGCTCGGAACAGATTTCCTCATGCACCCATCCCATACGGTAGCCGGGCATGGTGTAGCGCACGAAGGCCGCGAGACAACTCCGGGCCAGCGCCTTCCTGATGTCGGCAAGGATGGTGGGGCTACTCATGATCCGGCGTTTTGAAGGCTTCCTTCGTCAGGCGAAGCAGCTCGTCCGGGGAAAGGTGTGAGAGATCCACCGGACGCTGAGATAGGGAACCGTCGGATGAAGTGTGATCCAAGGCGGTCTTGTCCACGATGCCCCACGCCTTGCGCTCTCCCTCCTGCCGGATCTTGATCGTCTCGGCGGTAATCTTGGCGAGCTTGGCCTTGTCGAAGCTGCCTTCGGACAACGCCTCATCCATAATGGACTGATGCCGATCCCATTCCCGTTGGTGGCGGGTGATGACGGCGGCCTTGGCTTCGGCGGCGCGGTCCAAGGCTTCGGCCTTTTTTTGAGGGTTGCAGCCTGCAACCACGCCCGCAACCTTGGCCTCTGCCATGCGGTTCACGGTGCCGGAAATATCCTGCACCCAGCCTTCGGACCGGATGCGCTTTTGGATGGCCGTCCGGCTCACACCGTACCGCTTGGACAGATCGGACTGGCTCGCCCCTACTTCATACTCGGCACGGATGGATTCCCAATCAAATCGTGCAGCCATCGTCGCACCCCCCGTTTGGCCTGCGTTCTTCCTGTTCTCTCAAAAAACTTTTATGCCCTCGTTTCTCCTCTTCCTCGGGCTTCGTACTGTGCGCCAAATCATACTCCCAAGGGGCCCTTTTCCGCTTCAATTGCGGACACCCGTGACTGGTCTGATAGGACACCGGTGGCCGATCCACTCTTCCAGTACTCTTTCCAGAACCAGCAACCAAAACCGAGGAGCGTCCGGTTGCCATAGAAACAAACACCCCGGAGGATACGAGCGCAGCAATGGCCCTGCGCACTGTTCGCACAGACACGCCGCACTCCTGCGCGACGGTTTCCTGCCGCACGCGGATTTTTCCGGTCCGCTTGTCCATGTGTAGGGCGAGAACCATACCTACAAGCTTTTCCGTTGGAAGAAGTTCCGCCTGAAGAAGCTGACGCTGGAGCGCGTAGGTGTCCATTCATGCACAGGGCATTCTCAAAACATCCGGCCCACAATGGCACCGATGCAACCGCCAACTCCCGAGAGGGCGGTTATGATGGCGATGGCCGTTGTCCTGCTGCCCTGCCGCTCCCCGCGTTCCCGCGCGCACGTCTCGGCCATAACCGAGATATGATCCTCAAGATCCCGAATGCGTTTTCCATGGTCGCGGAGTTGCGTGAGTATCGCGTCGTCAAGCCGCTGGTTGAGCGCTTCGAGCAATGCCTCAATGCGGGAAAGCCGGGATTCGTGGTCCAGTGTATGCTCCATCAGCTTCCAGCCTCAACGCCCTTGATCCACAGGAGCAGGTTCCCGGCCTCTCCTGCGGGCAGGTGCACCCACTCGCCGGGCTCGGTGAACGTCTCGCCCCGGTAGGTGTAGGACCACTCACCCGTCACGACGGCCCCCGGCGTCAGCGGAGCCGGGCTTGTCGCGGCGGTCGGTTCCGCCACTGTGCTGCACCCACTCGCCGCCAGCGTCATCACGCACAGCAGCGCGATCAGCCTCGCGGCGTTCGCCGTACCGTTGACGCAGCCACAGCTTGAGGATCCCGGCGAGCGATGAAAGGAACTCAAGGACGGCCCGCACATCACTTCCCCGTCACGGCCTTGACTTCGGCCTTCACGGTTTCGGACTTGCCGTCAGCCACAGCGCCCTTGTTCTGCCCGAAGTGTGCGGCAAGGGCATGGGCCCAGCGGTAGAAGACGGCATAAAGCCCGGTCGGTTCCTTCGGCACGGGCATCCATACGGTGGCCACGGCGCACAGGCCGCACACGGTCATGACCACGCTCAGGGCGGTGACGAGCCACGCCGCGTCGGGGTACTGCGCGGAAAGGCTCATCAAGGTCGAAAGGATGAAATCAATCACGGTCGCTTCCATCAGTACTTGCCTCCATGCTGGTAAAAGGCCACGTCGCGCGGCTTGTCGGGGTCGTTGTCCACATGGATCCACGTCGGGGCCAGCTCGACGCGCCGGAATCCGGCCTCAAGCAGGGCTTGCAGCATGACGAAACGGGAATGGGAATCCACGCAGCGGATATCCACGGCATAGCCGCGAGTGTGCGCGGAGGTGGGCATGCCACCGACCGCCTTGTTGTGCTTCGGGCAGCGGTAGGCGGAAGAAAGGGGGAACGGGATACCCGCCAGATCACGGGCCTCATCGAGCATCTGGAGCAGATCGGCGTCCATCTTCTCCATGCCCGCGCCGCACCCGCATTTGCAGCGGAACTCGAGGGGAGAGAAGTGGCGCAAGGGAAGAACAGCCATAAAAAATATCCTCCTGCGTCCACTCTCGCACAAGAGAATAGGGGGAGGACACCGTGAACAAGGTTCTACAACAGCCGATATTGCTGCTGTGGTTCCGGGTTCCCGCAAAGCTGCTTTTTGAGCCGACGGACGTACCTGGTGGTCACGCCAAGGGCTTCGGCGATGGCGTCCGGCTTCTCCCCTGCTTCCAGACGGGACAGGATACGTCCTTTGAACGGTTCACCACGGCGCAGGTTGGGCACGACGATCTGCATCCCCCCAAATTCGGTGCAGAGGGCCGCCATACGCTGCCGACCAAGCAACTCCAGAAGAAAACCTGTGGGCTTCCGGGGGATAAAGTATGAACGTCCACCGCACTGTGCGCAGAGGATGACCGCCCCCACGTCACCGATGGCCTCTGACAGTTCGAACTGGCTCACCCACACGTCACTCATGAGCACCAACCTTGTGTTCCCCAAGCCATAGCCGCAGTGCGGTCACAGCTACATCGAGGGCTTCGTCGCGGATACGCTCCGGAGTTTCGTGCTCAACGGCGTGTACAAGCTCACGGTACTCCCCCCCGATAACGCCGAGCGCATGGTATTTGCCCTCCGCGAAAACAGGGTGCTTCCCGCGTGCTTCCGACAGCCGCTGCATGAGTGCCGCAAGAGCCTGTTCACCAAGTATCGTGATGTCGATGTTATGCACTGGTAGCCTCCTTGTGGGCGTCAAGCTCGTCGGTATAGGCACAGACGCCGTACCCGTGATGAGTTGCCCTGTCGCAGTCGTGGACGGGGTAGGCGTAGCGGATCATGAGGAGGCGGCTAACTCCGGTGTAGGCTGTGATGGCCTTCCAGCCGAGCAGCAATTTCCGTTCATTCATTACGCTTCCTCCTGTGTGTACACGGCTACCTCCCAATGCGGGACGGCGGCGTAGCGTTTTGAACAGCGTAGGGCCACCACCTGCTTATCATCCCTCCAGAACCCCGCGCGCGTCATGGCGTCTTTGAGCTGCTTCGCCATGTTGTCGAGGTCCGGCTTCTTCGTATGGGCGATTTCGCCGCGTAACATGGCCTCTCGTTGTTTTTTCGAGGTCGATGCAGGTATGGGCATCCCCGCGATGAATTCGAGTACGAGCGGCCCATCTAAAGGCTTTTCCGGGGCGCGCTTCGAAAGAAGATCATCAAGCACGGCTTCCGCGCTCTTCTGCCCGGCAGACTTGTAAGCCACGCTGTGCCCACAACGGACGGTGTGCCGGACTCGGGCCTGTGCCGTGGGCGTGCAGGACAAGGTGAAGCGTAAGACCGTCATAACGCCGCCTTCCTGTTGTCCGAGGTTCTCGGCTGTTTTAAAATGCGCCACACCTGCCGTTCGGAAAGCCCGTGCAGCGTGGCGAGCCTGGCGACAAGCGCTCTTTCACTCAGCCCCTTACGAGCCAACTCGTCCCGCTCGGCGTTGATGTCCATGTCCCGTGCGCGGATCTTCGCCCGGCGCAAAGTGGGGATATAGATTCTCGTACCGCCATAGGTGTGCAGAAAGTCGGAAAGGGCATCCTGCCCCAAGAAGGCGCACAATTCCCGAGTTAGCTGCGTCTTCCGGCTTTTGGCGGGAATAATAAGAGTTATACCCGCGAAGCGTTCAATCATGTGCCGGACAAAGGGCTTTCCGAAACGGTCGGACATGTCTTGCAGTGTTTCCGGCAACGATTCTTCCCTGTACGTGCTCATCACACACTCCTTTTCGTCAAACACCCCTGCACACGCTCCGGGGCCGAAGATTTCACAGTACCGTGGGCACATCACAAATCGTTTTCCTGTACCGCAGGACGTCCGGCCCATGCTTCACCCTCGGTAAACTCAGAAAAAGCTTTTTCGAAACGCAAGAACGATGCACCTGTTCCCGTGCTGCGGGATTTCCCGACGATGCATTTCACGTCTGGTCTGGCATCAGCCCTGTCCAGATCGCGGGTGTGCAGCAAAATGATGATGTCCGCGTCCTGCTCAATCGCTCCAGACTCTCTGAGATCGGAAACACGGGGTTCCCGCTTGCCTTCTTCGCTTGAGCGGTTAAGCTGAGAAAGCAGGAGTACAGGAACTTGCAGATCAAGGGCCATTTGCTTAAAGGAACGTGACATCTCCGCAACTTCTCGTTCTCTGCTGGTGCTTTTCTCGTCAGGATGCAAAAGCTGGAGATAGTCCACTACGATGAGCCCTAAATCCTTGATGCCCCGCGCCAGCCTGCGGACTTCGCGGGGGCACATGGGCACAGTTGACTTTTCCACGATGGACAAGGGAAGGGCTTCAAGCTGCCCTATGGCGGCGTCAATGGCTCCACGGATCTGCGGCGTGACGCCCATCCCTTCACGGAAAAACCGTCCGTCGATACGCCCTACGCGGGAGATGAGACGATGCCCAAGGCTTTCGTCGCTCATCTCGCATGAGACAAAGAGCACACCCATTCCGCGCCATGCGGCACCCAACGCCACATTTGCGGCTAAAGCCGTCTTTCCAAGGCCGGGACGAGCGGCAAGGACGATCAATTCCCCCGGCATGAATCCCCCACGCAAAACGCTGTTCAAGCTTTTCCACGGAGTCTGAATTTTGCGCAGCGATTGCGGATTATCGAGCTTTGCCCGAATGCGGCCCATGAGGTTCGACATAGTTACGGCTTCCTGAATCCCTCCCGAAGCTTCAACAAGCTTTCGGGCACGGTCAGCGATGTATTCGGAGTCCACGCCGTAAACCGATGCTTCCGCAGCAATTTCGAGCAATCCGGCATGGAGTTCCGCCCGGCGATGTTCATCGGCAAGCTTTCGGGCCAAACTCTCGGCATGGCCTTTCAACCCCCACGCGGACGTAGAAAGTTCAGCCATGCGCGCCATATCCGGGGCGGGCCAAAGTTCAGGATCTTTCGCCCAACGCGATTGCATCTGTGTTGCCAACGCGGTGAGATTGGGACGTTGACCGGACTGACGGAGCAAATCGAGAGCCACGGCAAGCGGCGCAGCTTCCGGCGTCACAAAACAACCTGCGGGGCAGATATCGAGTACATCCCCAAGCAAATGGGCATCCCGGTTCATGCCCGAGAGAGTCGCGGCAATGACGCTGGACTCAAGCTGTGCACGGGCTTCCGAGGCCATGACGGGCTTTGGCGCGGGAGCATTCTGCCTGCGGGCCATGATGCCGCGTTCAAGCGTCTGAACTGCCATTTCAAGCCACCTCCCGATTGTCGTACTTGCCTTCAATCACGCCCATAAACCCGCTTGGGGACATGAGCTTGTCGAAATCCACCCGGTACACTGTCCCATCTCGAAAAGCCTTTTTGCCAGTGAGAAAATCAGACCGGGAAGCCCTTGCAAACAGCCGCCGAAAGTAATCCAGCCTTTCGGCGGCGGAGGTGTCCCTGTTCAGCATTCGCAGCCTCTCTCCGGCCTCTGTCCATCTTGCCTTCATTGCCCCCTTGCGCTTTGCGTTCACGATTGCAACCCGGGGATGTTCCGGGAAAGCCTCGTGATACAGGCCGACAATGGCGTCATAGGGGCAGGCTGGCGAGGCATGGGCCTGCCGCTTTTCGCCGGGCTGGGAGGCGTCGACGGCTTCGGCGTCGACAACTACCCCGTCAGGGGTAGTATCTTCTTCTAGGCTTGGTTTGGTTTGGTTTGGGGCATTGCTTAACGATGCGTCCAGTATGCTATTAGCATAGTGTAAGCATAGCTCACTTGAATCATTAGCATTGCTATTTTCATTTTTTGGCATACCGGAGGCATTCTTATTGCCCCAACGAGCATCGGCAGCCCTGCGCGCACGATCCTTTCGTTCTTCTTCCTTGCTGGCATATTCTTGATGCTCACACCAATCATGCAGCGCATAAACTCCATCCGTTTCGTCTATAAAACGCAGATCCACGAGCGTCTGGCAAAATTCTCCGGGTTCCCCATCCCACTTCGCGACAATTTCCACATCCTCGCAGTCTATTCCGCTCAACACGCCGTTTGAACGATTTTGAGCCGTCCAAATCCAAAGCCGTTGCAGGCAGATAACCGCACCAACACCAAGACGTCTCTGGAGCTTGACCGTCTTGGGGTGATCGAAAAACTCCACAGAAAGGCGGATGTCATTGTTCATGCCTTCTCCACCTTTTCGAGGCTCGCTATCTTATCGCGCTCGACTTGAATCTTTGCATTGATAGCGTCGACAATACGCGCCTTGATTCGGAATAGGCGTTCGACCTTCTTGAGCGATTCAATAATTATCGGATTGACTTTACTCTGCGATTCCATCATAATTACTCCGTCAGTTTAGTTGTTTTGGTTTGGCCCGGTGTTCCCGCATCGGGCCTTTTCTTTTGCCTATGCCGATTCCTGAAACCGCTTTTCTCTGGCCTTTTCCAGATTTCCCCGCATTCTCTCACGTTGCTCTTCGGTCATCACACGGGGTTTCCGGTTCGGATTTTTCCCGTGGCGGTACGCGTACAGCGGGCAGTCTTTGATCTGGCATCTATCGGCCTCGCTTCTATTCCCACCCGAGCACTCAATGCATTTGGCGCGGATTGCCTTAACTGGCGTAAGTGTTTTCTGTTCTTCCATTTTCCTCTCTCCCTTCAAGTTTCACTTCAACCCTGTTCCGGCACTTCTGGCATCGCTTTTTGTCGAGCCACCACCAGTTAGCTTTTGGGCATGGCCTCAAGTGCGGAAATGCGCTGATAGCCTCCAGCAATGCCTCTTTCGTCTCGTACCCTGCGGCTTGCGGCGTAGGGAGGCGGTGACGACAATGAAGCGACATATCAAAACCCCAGAACCGGATCTGCGGACCTTCCCGGCATACTCCCCCGGACGCTATGCAGCCCGTCGAAGTACAGCTTCTTCCCTTGGTAAGGATCGGGCATACAGAATTGTCCGTACCAAGGTGCAGGAGTGAAATTTCCCTTGTTCCGGTCCGCATCATACCGCTTCTTGTACTCTGCCCTGCATGACTGCCTTTCACATACCAACTGGTGGGGACTTCGCGGAGTAAATTCTCTCTCACATATGGCACAATACCTTGTCTCCCCATCCTCTTTTGCCTTCTCTCTGAACCGACGCACCCGCTCGGCACCATCCAGACTCTTCTTTGCTTTTAGGCAGCTTTCCGAGCAACAGATCTGGTTGTGTCCTGCCGGAATAAACATCGTGTGGCAGATCATGCACTCTCGCTCTTCATAGACGCGATCAATCTCGCAGACATGATCCGCCTTTTTCCCTTTGAACCACCGACCGCAAAGCTGGCATTTTTGCATAGTTACTGCCTCGCTTGGTTGTAATCTCGCCTATACCGAGTGTTCGTCTGGTCTATCTCGTCCTTCCATTCTTCCGCAGCCTTGGAGACGATGGACGGATGCGCTTTTTCCTGCATGAGCATGACCATCTTCCCGCAGCATATGGTATCGTCCACGGATTCTCCTTCCCAAGTCGGCTTGTCTGGCTCTGCCCATTCCTTGGGCTTCACGACATAACCGAGCCTTTCCGCAAGCCATTCCAAGGGAGCGATGGAGCCACAGGAGGCCATAATGCCGAGTAGTACGTCCGCCCCAAGCTTCGCGCCGTCGTCAGCCGGGTTCAGCTCACGCTTGAGGGTCGGGTACGGCTTGCTGATCTCGGCGGCGATAGCTTTGATCGGCTTTTTGCCTTCATCGATCATGGCCTCAATGACTTCGGTCAACGTGTTATAATCTTGGGTATTCATCGATCATTTTCCTTGGTGTATCCCCATGCTCTAATGGGGGCATGGAAACCGTTCACCTGCTCATCACCCGGCGTCGTGCCGTCTGGCGTGTCCGCATCCTCTTTCGTGGCTCCATTTTCTGGAAAAGCTACCGAGTAGCGGAGTACCCAGAACCGGAAGAGGTGGTACAGAGATGCGCGGCGCGGTTAGTCGGTAGGGGCAAAGACGACGAGCATAACAAGGGCCACAACAATTCCTATCAAGATGTTACTCATTGCAGGATGCCTCTTTGCATTCGTTGGGAGTATTGGGGGCGGCTGTGGGGATAGGCGTTATAGTCAGTTTATACCCGCAAGCTCTTAAAATTTTTTGTAGAACAGGAACAGTTGTCACGTGCCTGTCTAGCATCAAGTCATAGTAGCTTGAACGCCCCACATCTGCCCTCTCTACAAAGGACTGAATGGATTCGCCGCTTGATTCTAAATGTTTCTTGACTAGTTGCTTTGCATTCATGGCTGCATTATGCGGTAGTTCGCATGAAAAAGCAATAATTATTCGAAGTTTTGATGTACGAATTTTCGCATATTCTGCTATGCAGTGATGAGGAGGCTTGCTATGACCTACACAAAAGAAAGAAGAGACCCCCAAAAAGCTGCGCTTTTTAAGTCGTCGAAAGTGCCTCAAGAAGTGAAAAGTAATACATATAAACGTATTATAAGATGGATAGAAACAGATATTATTCCTCTTTACGGAGGACAGAATGCAACAGCAAGGCTTTTGGGTGTAGGAGATTCCACACTCAGCGGTGTGTTACGTTTTATCAATATATCGAAGGCGGATACTTTCTGTTCTTGGCTTGATAAGTTAGGGGTAAAAGTTTTTTTACCGGGAGAAGTTCCATCAGAATGCGATTCAGAATTAAAATCGCTCAAAGAACGATACGACCTAATAAAAGAACAAAATGATTATCTGAAAGAACTTTTAGAAGAAAAAAAACTCCGTATAG